GGCATCGTCATCAGGTAATGCTCATCATACAGCGGGTAAATGTCAGGCTTGACCACTGGCGCTGTCTCAACCACTGGCGCTTGACGTGCCATCTCAAGCAACACCTTCTTGCCATTGCCTGCTGCCAGCCAATCAGCCACGTCACCCTTGTGCGGCAGGTTTGGCAGATCCAGACGCTTGATCTTGTCCACTGTGCCGTGCAGCGCAGCTATCACTGTGTCTGCGTGTGCTTGCCCGGCCTCATCGTTATCGGGTAGCACTACGACATTGCGGCCCGCAAAATACTGTGCAAGCTCCGGCTTCCAGTTCTTCGACCCGCCACTGTTGGTCGTTGCGATCAGGCCAAGCTCGATCAGTGCATCAGCGCATTTCTCGCCCTCTACAATAAACACTGGCGCTTTTGGATTAGTCACGATGGCTGGCAGGTTATATGGCAGCGGGTCAATGTCTTTGATGCTGTTAATCCAGCCACCACTGTTATCCGGGCGTCTTTGTCTAAATGTCTTGGGGTTATCGAACCGCAACACCTGATAGGCCAGGACGCCATCGCTGTCATAGTAATCATAAGCGCGAGACATCTTCGGCGTCACTGGCAACGCTCTTTGCTGCTGCTTGCTAATACCAAACTTTCGCTCAAGCACGTCAGGGATGTTGCCATTGATAGACGCTGGCTCGTTGGCCTTAACCATATCAATTACACCGCCGCTTTCGCCAGTTTCAAAATTACTCCAAACGCCTTTGCGCGTACAAACAGACAGGCTGCCGTGCGTACCCCAGCGCAATTCTGTGCCTTTCGACAGGCGCGGGTTCGGCTCACCCCAGTAATGGCGGGCAACCAGTTCTATATATGCTGCTATGTTTGTCATCTCTTTATCCCTTTCCCCCTTTGCCCCTTGTGCATGATCGGCGGCAAGGGGGAGAAAAAACCCTGCCGCCGATCACTACCACCGCTAGAACAAGTCAGCGCCTTCGACGACCGAAGGGACGACAGCAGCCGGGGCGACTGTTGCGGCGGGTTCTGGTGCAGCTTGTGCATCCATTCCTGCTGGGCGGTCAACCCAGCCAGCTATTGACCACTTAGGTGAGCGAAAGGTTTGTGTGCCTTGCGCCTTAGTTTCAATCTGTATGCGATCAGAGCCGGTAATCTCAATCACTGGCATCTTGCCGGGATTGTCAGCCTTGCCAGCCAAATACGCATCGTGCAGATCGTTCATTTGATTGCGCACGATCTTGCTGCTGCTGCTCATCTCTCGCAGGCTGATCTCTTTGTTGTACATCCGAATGCGGAAGCCTTCCTTATGCTCATCGGATGGCTTGACCGGCATTGGCTCGCCAACTTTAACAAAGCGAAAGTCTGGGCCAGTCGTTGTAAATGCGATGAAGCCAACCTCGATTGCGTCCATATCCATCACAACTTTAAAGGGCAATTCCATTTCGGTTTCGCTCTTTTCCCAAGTTCCCTCGCTAGTCTGGTGCCGGTCTTGGCGCACAAATGAGCCATCCTTTGCACTAAATTTCATAATAGGCAGGAAATCCCCGCCGCCGGAACTGCTAGTCTCTGTAAAACCTAAAGCCATTTTTAACTCCTAAACTTTAGAACTACCGCACGACCAGTGCGGCTTGGATTGGAAAATAAGCACAGATATCTGCGTCTTGGGCATCGCCCCTGTCGCCTCTGCCACCCTTCTCCAATTTGTAATCACCCGCAAAATCAAACCGGGCGATGTTATCTATATATACGTTCAGCAAATATGCTGGCAAGCCGGTGTGCTGCGTCAGCAGCCGCGCTTGTAGCACTTTAGACAGGCTCACCATCGCTGTGTCGTACTGCAACAGCCGCACGTTACGATGCTTTACCTCAATAAATGCCTTAGCCTTGTTGTCCTTAAACACCACAAAGTCGAGGCGATACTGCATTGGCAGCTTGTAGAAATCATAGCCGTGCGCAGCAAAGGCATCAGCTAGTGCCTGCTCTTTTGCTCTGTCGGCTGCGGTTTCGTACTGTTTACGCATCAGCGAGGTGTTCCCTGATGATCATCATCGCCGTCATCTGGTCGCACTCGACTGCGTAACGCCAGTCGTACTGCTCGTGTATGTCACCCGCTGGCAGGTAGTTGTCCATCCCAGCAACAGCAGCAACCGGGAAGCGCCAGCGCCAAGGCAGGCGGTCATAGCGATACACAAGCAAGGGCAGCTTGCCTCTCTCTGTCGCCAGCGCAGCAGCACAAACCTGATCCCACCAATTTGGGTCGATGCCATAGCCTGCGCGTTTGCGTTTCACTTCAATTACAAAAGGAAAGTCTGGGTCGTTGCAAATGATGTCGCCCAAATCAGACTGGCGATACTGGTTAATGTCGCGTTGAAACGTCAAGCCATTGGCGCTGCTGCCAAGCTCGTCAGTCAACACTGCGATGATCTCGCGTTCCCCGCCCATTCCCTTATTGCGGCTGTTAACCATTGCGGTTGACCAGTGAGCGCATTGTCTCAGCCGCCTTGTCGGTGCTTTGTTCCATCAGCATCCGGGTCAAGCCCTTATCTAACACCTCATCGGCCAAGGCAGACATCGAGCGATGCGCTGATGCGTCCAGAACAGTCTTTAATTTGTCAACTGTGTCGCTGCGCAGCCTTAACATTTGGTTCTTTATCCCGGCCATCTGTTTGATTTCCTTACATTTGTAAAATAATTTGCCTATACCCCTTGTAACATAACTATAGAATTGTTAAATAGTTATTAGTCACTAGTAAACAAAGGGAGAATAAAATGGCTAAACTTACTAAAAAGCAAATCGAAGCGTTTGTTGATTACGCCTACCAACAGCATATGGCTGAGAGTTTCGATAAACACGCCTCTTGTGCTATTCGCGACAAAGACGATCTCGGTGAATACCTTAAATGTGTTGACATTCGGAACGAGTGTGCGGCTGCGGCTGTTCTTATTGCCCGCCACGAGATCGGCATGACTGATGACCAAATCAAAAAGTGCAGCTTGTCTTTAATTAGATGGGCTGAAGCAGCCGCAGAACAGGCGGCAGCATAATGACCCAGTACATCGCTTATTACCGTGTATCAACTCAGCGTCAGGGCCAGTCCGGCCTTGGCCTTGAGGCACAACGCGCAGCCGTTGCCGGTTATGACATCGCCGCTGAGTTCACCGAGGTCGAGAGCGGCAAGAAAAGCCAACGCCCGGAACTAGCCGCTGCACTGGCCGAGGCCAAGCGCACTGGCGCAACGCTGCTGATCGCCAAGCTCGACCGCCTAGCGCGTAACGTGCATTTTATCACCGGCTTGCTTGAGGCTGGTGTTCCTATTCTTTGCGCTGATATGCCGGAAGCAGACCGCACCTTCTTGCAGATGGCCGCTGTGTTCGCCGAGTGGGAAGGCCGAGTAATAAGCAAGCGCACCAAGGATGGGTTAGCTGCTGCCAAGGCTCGTGGTGTCAAGCTCGGCTCGCCTGACCCTGCCGCTGCTGGCCGGGCGTCAGCGGCCAAGCGCGTTGCGCGCACTAATGTTGTTGCCAAGCAGGCAATGCCTATCGTCTCGGTGCTGCGTGAGGCTGGTGCCTCACTACGCACCATCGCCGCCAAGCTCAATGAAGCTGGCATCCCCACCGCACTCGGTGGCAACTGGCACGCATCCAGCGTGCGCAATCTAATGGGAGCAAACTAATGATTAAAGACACTATCGGGATGCTGTTTGTAACAGCATTTGTAATCACGTTTTTTACTAACGCCATCACCACCGAATACAACGTGTGGGCTTTGATGGTAAAATTTGGGAGCTAAAAATGGTTGGAAAATTAACACCGGATAATCAGTTGAGCGTCAGCCGGATGGCTACATTGCTTAACGCATCACCGTGGCAGACCCGGAACGAACTGCTTGAGGAAATGATCAGCATTGACGAGGGCAACCCGCCAACGCGGATACCTCAAAATGAGCCAATGGAACTGGGCGATTATTTTGAGCCATTCATTTTGCAAAAGGCTGCCGAGCGTCTGGACTTAACCAATGTTGAGACTGACATCACCGTTCCATATCAGCACGACCACCTGCCACTAGCTGCCAGCCTCGATGGCACTGGCGTTGGTCACGGCTCTGTCAGGGCTAACTGGGATAAGGGTATCTATGTGCCGCAGGGTGGCTGGATAGACACCACTGGCGTTGGGCTGATTGAAGCCAAGCTAACATCAGCCCGGCCAGAAGAAATCCCAGCACCGCATCGCGGCCCGCTGCAATTGCAGGGGCAGATGATGTGTACCGGGTATAAATGGGGCTGCGTTGCTGTGCTGTACCAAAGCACAACGCTGCGCCTGTTTGTCTATCAGGCTGATGAGGTAATACAAAACCGCATCCGCGAGGCGGTTATTGATTTTGAAAATCGCCGAAAAAATATTGACAAATATCCTGTCGTGTCACCGGCAGATGGGGTGGCGGCGTATGGCCGGGTCGATGCAGACGCACCGGCGCTAGAGCTTGAGGGTGACGATGCAATGTGGGTCGATCACCTGATGGCGGCCAAAGCCAACAAGTCGATGGCCGAGCGAGAGATCGACATTGCCACCGCTGCCCTGATGGACACGATGGGCAGTCACGACACAGCCTTCGCGTCAGTCGGCAACCGCCGGGTGCAGGTCAAGTGGCCGACACGCAAGATGCGCGCCCAGCCAGAAAAGGTCGTACCGGCCAAGCCTGAGACAGTCATGCGGCAAAAAACATTGACGCTGAAGGAGATTGACTGATGCCGCCAAAGCGCCAAGAAAGCTCGTGGAAGCCGGTTGTCAACGCAGTGGCCGCTTACCACCAACACAACGGCTACGGCCCCACAGTGGACGAAATAGCCTACGCAATAGGCCGATCAAGAACCGCCGTCAGGTTTCAGCTAGACAAGCTGATCGAGGATGGCACACTAACGCACACACCCGGCAAGATCAGAACGATTAGGGTGGTTGAGTAAAGGGGCGAAAGCCCCTTTATTTTTTAGTGCGCTGCTGGATGCTTTCAATTGTGCCAGCACCAAAATAAAAACCAAGGATCACAAGCATCGCATAGTTGATCGTGAACTGCTCCATAACCTTTGTCACTGCGTCTG